CCTTCTTTATTATGGAATTATGGAAGATTCATACTGAACAAACTTGGGTGAATGTAATTGGAGCTTCTTAAAATAAGTGCGCGCTGCGTAGTCGATGCAGAAGGTCGTATTGAGCATATCAAGTCATGCTTGGAAAGAGAACTTGAACAGTTTGGACCCAGTAAACCTCACGACAAAGAGATATGTATTGTAGGCTCCGGGCCTTCGGTTAAAACCCAAATCAAGAAGATAAAAAGCCTGAAAAAGAAGGGTTGTATGATCCTTGCCATCAAGGGCGCGCACGACTTTCTTATCAAGAACAATATCCTCCCAGATGCTGCGGTGGCGGTTGACCCACAACCCCATATCGTCAAATGTTTCAGGAAGAAACTTCCTAAAGAAAAACCCAAAAGACCGGCCTATCTTATTGCCTCTCAGTGTTGTCCTGAAGTCTTTGACTATCTTGAAGACCAACACGTTATTGTGTGGCATCTTCTTGCGAATTCCTCTGCTGAACTGTTGAAAGGTAAGTTACAGATTGGAGGGGGTTCGACTTCTGGCTCCAGGGGTATAGTTTTAGGCTGGATGATGGGATTCAGAAAGTTTCATCTATTTGGTTTTGACTCTTGCCTGCAAGGTGAAGGAGAAAATAAACTACGCAAGATCACCGGAGAGAGATGGGGTGGCAAGAGGAAAGACGGTAAGGTCGAAAAGATTTTAGAATTAGTGTGTGAAGGAAAGACGTATTACGCTGACCCGGCTATGGCTGCACAGGCCACTGAAATACAGGATGTCATCAGGATGCTGGAAGGTTCCATGTTCAAGGCTTATGGAAAGGGCTTGATCCAGACAATCTTCAAGACAAACGCGGCCAGAGAATGGGAAGGCTATTATGCAATTGGTGACAAGTTTGGGGGCCACAGGGTTCCACCAGTACGGCCAGAAGATGTTGCAAACGCTGAAAGACAATTGCGATTTGCCAGTTTGGGTGTATTCCGAGGATCAGCTTACTATTCCGACAAGGCCGCTTGACAAGATTCCAGGTTGGAAGTCTTTTCAGGAAGACACCCAACACATCAAGGCAAAGACTTATCTGTTCGATGCCCGTAAGTTTTCCCATAAAGTTTATGCACAATTGGATGCTTTTGAGCATCATCGTTATATTGTGTGGTTGGATGCTGATATTGTTGTTATCGGAAAACTCACTCAACGACTCTTAAAGAAGTTCATAGAAGATCATTTTTGTGCCTATTTGGGCAGGAATGATTGTTATACCGAGACAGGATTTTTGATCTTCGACACTCACCACGAAGACTTCCAAACCTTCAAACAACGTTATGCAGATTTCTATAATAAACGCTATTTATTTCAATTGAATTATTGGATAGATTGTCTTGCGTTCGATAAGGCAAGGAAAGGTCTCAAAGCTAAAAATCTAACCCCAGAAGTTAATGGCATGGTGGATGTATTTTCACGAAGTCCATTAAAAGACATTCTTGTTCACAACAAAGGTAACAGGAAATTTCAAGGAAAAGACAATGGAAAAGACTGATTTGGCTATAGTTATGAAAATGTCGTTTGAAGCTGGTTTAGCGGTAGGGACTCATAATTATGCTTGCGATGAAAAAGGTGATCCCAAATATTGTATTGATGAAAAAGATGCTTTTACTGCGTACAAGAATGGTGATCTGAATATAGATGATACTGGATGGGTGTCTATAGATGAACCGATAGATGAACCGATACAGACAACTTCTTGAACTGGTCAGGGACAAGAAACCCAAGCACGTTATAGAGATAGGGACGTGGGATGGCAAACGGGCTATTGAAATGATGGCCGTTTCAAACTGTTATTACACAGGTTTTGATTTGTTTGAGAAAATGACAAAAGAAATTGATAAGAAAGAACTCAATGTCAAACCACACAATAGTCTGGTGGACGTTGGTAAATACATAGAGAATGCCGGGTTTAGTAAGTTTTGTCTCATCCGTGGCAATACCAATGAATTGCTGAAGCCCTATTTTGAGAATGGTGCGGAACCGTTTGATTTTTGTTTTATTGATGGAGGACATTCTGTGAAGACCATCAAGAATGATTACAAATGGATTTCTAAATACATTGATAAAGATGGAACGATCATCATAGATGATTATTATGATCCTGAGTTGGAAGGTTTTGGTTGTAATTTTCTCAAAGATGAAGGTGAAGTCTTGCCTTCCAAAGACAAAACACCGAACGGCATTGTGCATTTGCTCAAGATATGAAATATCAATCTTATCACGACGAACCTTTCCAACGCTCTTGTGAAGACCGTTATGAGATTATCAAGAAACTTGCTTGTAGGTATACAAGGCAGTTTTCTGTCTTGGACATTGGGGCAAACTATGGCTGGTTTGGGCAACGACTTGTCAGGGATTTTGATTGTGTTTATGTGGGTATCGACAATAAGGTCATAGACCCACATCCTCGTATTTGGCACATCAACAAACATCTGACGGCACAACAATATCTCGATTTATCAAGGTGTGAGTCCTTTGATATTGTTTTATGTCTTGCTGTGCTTCATCACATGGACGATTACAAGAAAGCCTTAGAGGCCATGAAACGTCTGGGAGTTTGGTCATTCTTTGAAATACCCGGTCCTGACGATGTTAATGCAAGATGTCCTGAAAAACACAAAGGTATTGCTAAACTTTTTAATGGAGAATCCATCGCTGAATTCAAGAGTCATGTCAGTGATTCTATGAGACCGTGGTATTTGTACAGGATGGAACCTTTTATTACAGAACAAAGTCTTGATGCGGCTGAACGTGGAGTATGTGGTTACGGGTCTTACAAGATATTTTCAGACTTCAACTTAGCTGTCATAGAAATAGATCGTCGCCCTGTTTTGAGTAAAGTTGAAACACGAAAACTAATCCCAGGCATGAATGCACATAACTTCAATCTCTTGGGAGGAAAAGTAGATATACCGGAAGATGATGGACTACCCGACCATCGACCGTGGAATTACATCATTGGTGATGGCATTCAAAGGATTGATGTTTTTCATGAAAAAAAATCATCAGTGTGCGAGGTATGAGGGCTTTAATTACAGGAATTACAGGTCAGGACGGGGCCTACCTTGCTCAATTCTTGCAAGGGAAGGGTTATGAGGTTTTTGGTGCCTACAGACGTTCAGCAACACCCAATACCCAACGGTTAGAGAAGTTAGGCATCGAAATAGAGATGGTGCCGTTTGAATTGGGAGAATATGAGAATGTCAGACGCACCATTCAAAAGATAAAGCCACATGAGATTTACAATCTTGGAGCAATGTCTTTTGTTAAGGATTCTTTTGAGCTACCTTTGTACACAATAGATGTTAATGGTCTTGGAGTTTTGAGAATACTGGAGGTGATTCGTGGCACAGATATTAGACTTTACCAAGCATCGACAAGCGAAATGTTTGGCAATGCAAGACCGAAACAGAATGAACAAACCCCGTTTGCGCCTAGATCGCCTTACGGCTGTGGAAAGTTGCTGGCTCACTCTTTGTGCGTTAACTATCGAGACTCCTACAAAACAAAAGTCTCCTGTGGCATCTTGTTCAATCACGAATCCTCTTTACGTGGTGAGGAATTTGTCACACAGAAAATAGCCAAGGGGATTTGGGGTAAGGAGTTGATTTTGGGTAATCTGGATGCAAAGCGGGATTGGGGCCATGCCAGTGACTTTGTTGAGTCAATGTGGATGATGTTACAACACGAACCGGATGATTTTGTGATTGCCACGGGTGAATCACATTCCATCAAGGACTTTATCAAGGCAGCTTCAAAGATCGCACAGAATTTCCCGAAAATTACTGTGAGTAAGAAGTTTTATCGACCTTCAGAAGTCAATCATCTTTGTGGTGATGCCACTAAAGCGTATGAGAAATTAGGTTGGCAGCCTAAGATAAGTTTTGAGGAATTAGTTGAGGAGATGGTGTGCGAGTCTTCATAGGTTATGACCAACGGGAAATAGCGGCATACCAGATATGCTCCTATTCTATCATCCGTAATGCTAGTCAACCAATCAGTATTACACCCATCAATATCAGGCAGATTGAAGGTTTTACCAATACAGACTACAAAGCCTCGACGCAGTTTGCCTTTACCCGCTTTTTAGTCCCGTACCTTTCGGATTACGAAGGTTATAGTCTTTTCATAGATTGTGACATGCTGGTGCGGTCAGATATCACGGAGCTTTTCAAGTACGCCGATGACAATGATGTGATGTGTGTGCAACACCAGTACACACCCAAACCCGGTGATAAGTTTTTCGGCCAGGAACAGACGACCTATAAATACAAGAACTGGTCTTCAGTGATGTTATTCAATAATGAGAAATGCAAGACATTGAGCAAACACTATGTCAACAGTACCTCTGGACTGAAATTACACCAATTTGACTGGACTTCCAATATTGGTAAATTACCGAGGTCTTGGAATCATCTGGTTCAGGAATACGAGAAATTCACGGATGCCGACCTTGTACATTTCACCCTTGGAGGGCCATACTTCAAGAAATATCAGGACTGTGAGTATGCCGATGAATGGTGGCAATACTGGCGTGAGGCCAATTCAGTCTTGGATGTGAAGATTTTAGGAGGAGAAAATGTTTGAATCAATTCAAGAAGCGATTGAATTTGCCAAGAACAAGAATGATGGTGGTATTCCCTTATTCCGCTATGAGGCGGTAGAAGTCAGGAATAGTGATCCCGTTGAGTATGAGGATGTGCCTTGGGTTATGATTATTAACAAGGGTGATCCGAAGTCGATCATTGACAGACCCAAGAGAGATGTGGATGAAAAGAGATGGCCGGAACACTGGAAAGCCTTCATAGAAGGCACTGAGGTTCCCATAGGTGGAATTCCACTGAAGGAATTTCCCATGCTGACTCCTGCCGATATAGCGACCTGTCACCGTTACCACATAAGGACTGTTGAAGACTTGGCTGATTACCCGGACGTGCAGTTGAGAAATATCGGCAGTCGGGGTACGTCTTTGAAGCAAAAAGCAGTAAAATTCCTCGAATACCGCAAAGGCCCGGATATTGAAGCCTTAACCAAACGTATCACCGAACTGGAGAAGCAACTTGGCAACCATACTGACAATATGCAAAAACGCGCTGCTGGAGACCGGGTTTCCGAAAATATCGACTCTGGTGGGCAACAACAACCAAGACGCAAGGGTCGTCCTCCAGGTAGCAAGAACCGCAGCAAAAAGGCTAAGTGAAGAATTTGCCTGGACGGTATTGACCAAGGAACACGAATTCATTCTTGTCAAAAACCAACCGTCTTATGAACTTCCTGATGACTTCAATCGGTTTATCAACGGCACCATGTGGGATCGGGTGGCTTCCCGTCCTATCACCTCAGTCTCCCCCCAAGTCTGGCAGGAGTTCAAGTCTGGTCTGACTTCAGCAACCATCTACAAAAGATGGCGGGTCAAGGCCAATAACCAAAATAAAGAACTGTTCATAGACCCTACGCCCACGGAGACTCAGTGTGAGTTTACATGCCGGGATGGGACACAAGTCAAGATAGGGCTTGTGTTTGAATACATCTCTGATGAGTTTGCACAAAGTTCAGATGGGAAAGCTCAAAGTGACTTTTTAGCCGATGGCGATACTTTCATCCTGCCAGACACCTTATTGGAACTGTCGATTAAATGGCGATGGTTGAACTCTCTTTCCCAAACCTACATAGAAGAAAAGAGAGAATTTGATCGGGCATTTGGTATTTTCAAGGCTCAGGATGGTGGCGCATCAAAGATACGTTTAGACGGCAGACCTACGTTTAGATTCCCGAATATACCGGAGACTGGCGTTGGCCTCTAGGGTACCACGATTCAGAACCTCAACACGGTCTCCTACTCCGGCTCCGATAGGTGGGTGGAATACTCGTGATGAGGTTGGCAATATGCCGGTTCAGGATGCCGAGATATTGGATAACTGGATTCCTGATGTTAATTCCGTCAAGCCCAGAAAAGGCTTTGAGCAATTTGCATCAGCAGTTGGAACAGGAGATGTTCATACCCTAGCCATCTTTGTGACTTCTACGGGAACGAATCAATTTCTGGCTGTTGGCGATAGAACCATTTATGACATCACGTCAGGCACACCAGTCTCTTTACTGGCGGATTTATCTCCTATCCCTTGGGATACTGCTTCGTTTAACAATAGGTTGATCTTCGTCAATGGCACTGGAGTCTTGGAATATGATGGTACTTCAATCACCAGTCCAGGTTTCACGTTAGGTGGAATCTCAGCCAAGTTTTTCGTCATTCATGTTTTCAAAAACCGGGTATTTTACGCTGCCACTGACCAACTTGCGTTCTACTACACAGAGTTATTTGCATCAACTGGAATTATTACCAAGTTCCCTCTTGCCGGAATTGCGGAACGAGGGGGTAGTGTTGTCGCGA